TTGTAGAGCTCGCGGGCGAAGCCGAACGTCTTGGCGGCGCGGCGGAAGCTGTTGGTGAAGGCGCTCTTCTCGGTGGCGTCGTCGTCGGCCACCCACTCACCCGACTGGCGGTCGGTGTGGCCCATGTCCTCGGTGCCCCCGCCGTCCTCCTTGGTGACGGCGATCCAGCCGCCGTCGCGGGTCGGGCACACGATCGTCAACGAGCAGACGTAGCCGCTCTTCGTCTCGCGGTAGGCGGTCCACCAGCCCTCGCGGCCGGCGACGTCATCGAGCCGGTTCTCGATCGCGCGGGCCTTGAGGTACGTCAGCTTCTTGCCGCCCCGCTGCGTCTGCCCGTAGCAGGCGTGCGGGAAGGGGCCGAGCATGCGCCGCCAGAAGGCGACGCGCGGGTCGCTGCTCATCTCGTCTCTCCGGTGTGGGTAGGCTTCTGCGCCGAGGCGGGCAGGAGCATCTTAGGGATATACAACAGTTAAATCAATATGTGTTCCGACTTTTTTCTGAGCACACCTCCCTTCCCGGTGAACCATGGCACGGAAACGCAAGACGCCGGCGCCGGCCCCCGAGCTGCCGCACACGCCGCTGGTCAACGACGACGTGTGCAAGATCCTGGCGCTCCAGGGTCCGGGCGTGGACTCGGGGCAGTTGGCGAAGGACCTGATCGAGGTCTGGGGCGGGCCGAGGAAGCTCGCGGAGGACATCCACCGCGAGTTCATGGACGGCACCCGACAGAGCCGGCAGCGGATCCTGGAGATGATCCAGCGGCTCATCGTCACGAACACGACGCACGCGGTCGTGCAGTCGGAGAGCCCGGCCGACATGGACCAGGGCGACCTGGAGCGCGAGGCCCTCGAATTGATGAGGAAGGGGACCAATGCCGGAGGAAGCACCGGGGCCGTTCTGGCGCCGTAAGGGCCGGGGCAAGAGACCCGGGACGGGCCGGGCCGGCTACGTCACGGGCGCCGACATCGACGAGATCCTCGCGCGGGCCGACGTCGAGGGGCCGATCCCCGGGCCGGAGGACGCGGCCACCGAGGTCCCGCCGCGCCCGCCCGAGGGCCTGACCCTCGCCGAGCAGGCCCGCCTGCGCCAGGTCCTCGCCGAGCTCGCCGGCCGGAGGCGTGAGGCGCTGCGGCTGTACCAGCCCATGCCCTTGCAGGACGCCTTCCACGCCAGCAACGCGGGCGAGCGGGTCATCCGGGGCGGCAACCGGGGCGGCAAGACGCTCGCCGCCGCCGTCGAGGTGGCGCGGGCGCTCACCGGCCAGGACCCGCACCGGAAGTACCCCCGGACCGACGGCCGCTGCATCGCGGTCGGCAAGGACCTGCTGCATTGCTCGAAGGTCATGTACCGGAAGCTGTTCCGAAAGGGCGCCTTCAAGGTCATCCGGGACCTGGGGACCGGCCGGTGGCGGGCCGTGCTGCCGGTGGTGGACGACGACCGGATCGACGAGGCCCGCGAGGCGCCGCCGCTGATCCCGTCCCGCTTCTACGACCGGCGGAAGATCAGTTGGGAGAACAAGAAGGAGGGCATCCCCAAGACGATCCCGATGAAGAACGGCTGGGAGATCACCTTCTTCTCGTCCATCGGCGAGCCGATGCAGGGATGGGACGCCGACCTGGCGTGGTTCGACGAGGAGATCGAGCACCCGGCCTGGTATCCCGAGACCCAGGCCCGGCTCATCGACCGGCGGAAGTTCGACGCGGCGGCGGGGAAGGTCGTCGGCGGCAAGTTCATCTGGAGCGCCACGCCCCAGGCCGGCACCCAGGTCCTCTACGACCTCTCGAATCGCGCGGCCGAGTGCAAGGACGAGCCGAACCCGCCGATCGAGGAATTCCACGTCACCCTGCTGGGCAACACGTACCTCACCCAGGAGGCCAAGGACGAGTTCATCGCCAAGTTCGCCGGCAACGAGGACGAGATCCGCATCCGCGTCCACGGCGACTTCGCGCTCTTGGGCATGCGGGTGTACCCGGAATTCATGCCCAAGGGCGCCCACGGCCGCGCGGCGTTCCCGATCCCCGATGACTGGACGCGCTACATCGCTGTGGACCCCGGCCGGCAGGTTTGCGCCATCCTGTTCGCCGCCGTCCCGCCGCCCGGCAGCCCGCTCGCCGGCAAGATCGTCCTGTACGACGAGCTCTACATCAAGAAATGCTCGGCGAAGAAGTTCGCCGAGGGCCTGAAGGCGAAGCTCGCGGTGCAGGACATCCAGGCCGCGATCATCGACCACCGCGCCGGGAGAGTCACCGAGATCGGCTCGGGCCGGACGGTCGAGGAGCAATACTCCGCCGCCCTGAAGGAGGCCGGCGTGAAGTTCGTGCGCACGGGCCACGCCTTCACCTGGGGCTCCGACGACGTGTCGGGCGGCATCGAGGCCGTGCGCCAGGGCCTCGCGATCGTCGATGGCGAGAGCGCGAAGTGGATCGTGCTCTGGGAGCGGCTCCCCAACCTGATCTGGGAGGCCGAGCGGTACTCCTACAAGAAGCACGGCCCCACGGGCGTCGTCCAGGACGAGCCGATCAAGCTCAACGACCACCTCATGGACTGCTGGCGCTACCTCGCGATGGCGGGCCTCAAGTACGTCCGGCCGAAGACGCGGGCCACCCGGCGCGGCTACACGGCCGAGGCGCTCCGGGCGAAGAAGGAGCGCGAGGCGCACCGGCGGATGCGCGGCGCCGAGCACGGCGAGTCGATCCGCGTGGGGTAGGTTTCGTCTGACCCCGTTCGACCCGACTCGTTCCTTCTCCCAGGAGTGGTCCCATGAGCACCGGCAACGGATCGCGCGAGCGGTCCCCCGCGATCAACGACCCGCATGGCGTCTTCATCCTGCTCCTGATCGCCGCCGCGGCGGCGCTCTTCTGCCTGCTCAGGCCGCAGGCGCAGCCGGCGGTGAACATCGCGCCGACGATCACGCCGGCCCCCGCGATCCAGCCCTACACCGCGTCGTGCCCGTGGTGCAAGCGGCCGATCGCGATCGACCCCGGCAAGCCGGCGGGCCGGTCGATCACCGCGATCGGCGAGATGAAGCCGGAGTGATCGTCCCCTACCGTCCCCACTGTCCCCCAACCATCAGGTGCAGAACGTGGACAACTACGAGATGCCGAAGCCGCCCATCGGGGCGGTCCTCTTCTACCCGGCGATCGGCGACACACCGGTCCCGGCGCTCGTCACCCAGGTCGGCCGTCGGGCCGTCAACCTGCTGGCCTTCCCGCCCGACACGCGGGGCGGCGTCCCGCGCGACGGGGTGCGGCACATCGACGACCCCGACCTGCGCCGGACCACGGAGACGGCCATGCTCGGGTGCTGGGACTTCACCGACGAGCACAAGCTCCTGGTTTCACAGCGGCGGACGCTCGAACAGTTGGCCGAGGCGGTCGGGTTCGTTCCGGGGAAGTGACCCCCAAAGTCTCGACTTGAGACTTTGGGAAGCGGAGGCGCGTCGCATGGGCATCGAGAGCTACGCGGAGCACGAGATCGACCCGGTGCTGAGGGCCATCTCCTCGGCCTGGGTCAACGTCATCAAGAAGGCCATCGACCACAAGCGGCGCGTCTTCGGCGAGGCCGCCGAGGAGTGCTACCAGTTCTACAACGGCCCCCGGTCGTGGGACGAGCTGATGGGCACCCAGATCGGCGTCATCGGCGACTCGGGCTACCCGGTCCCGATGTTCAAGGTCAGCGTCAACAAGGCGTTCGAGTTCGTGACGATCTTCGGCCCGGCGCTCTACTACGAGAACCCGGTCCGCACGGTCAAGCCCCGCATGCCCGTCCAGATCCCGCCGCATTTCTTCGGCAACCCGATGCTCTACCGGAGCGTCATGATGCAGGAGAACCTCCGCGTCATGACCGACGGCCTGCGCGGCGTCCTGCTGGAGGCCCAGCTCAACTACACGCCCTACGAGTTCGGCCTGGCGACCGAGGCCCGACTCGCCATCGACGAGAGCCTCATCAAGGGCCGGGGGTGCCTGTGGACCGAGCTCTACACCCCGCCCGGTTCCGCGACCAAGGTGGTGCGATCGGTGTGGGAGTCGGTGGACGACCTGTGCGTGGACCCGGACGCCCCGTCGCTCGCGAAGGCCACCTGGATCGCCCGCCGCAAGGTGCTCCCCGTCTGGCAGGTCGAGCGCGACTACGGCCTGCGCCGTGGGTCGCTCAAGGGCAACCTGGAGAGCCAGGTGAGCCAGGCCGTCATCGACTACAACGACGACCTGAAGTATGACCGGAAGCGCGGCCTGACCAATGATCTCATCATCATCTGGCAGGTCTGGTCGAGGATGGGCCTCGGCGGTCGCATCGCGGGCGTGAAGCCCAGCATGCGGGCCGCGCTGGAGCCATTCGGCGACTACTGCTTCCTCGTCGTGGCGGAGGGATGCTCGTACCCGCTGAACCTCCCGCCCGACGTCCAGATGGACCCGAGCTTCGGCTCCGACCCGCAGAAGGTCTTCGGCCGCGTGGCGTGGCCGACGCCCTTCTGGGCCGACGACGACTGGCCGGTGTCCTGCCTGGACTTCCACGCGGTCCACAACTCGGCCTGGCCGCTCGCGCACCTCAAGGCCGGCATGGGCGAGCTCAAATTCCTCAACTGGGTGTCCAGCTTCCTCATGGGGAAGATCAGGACCACCAGCCGCGACTTCATCGCCGTCAAGAAGTCGGCCGGCGAGGAGCTCAAGACGAGCATCCTGGAGGGCAAGGACCTCACCCTCCTGGAGCTGGAGGCCGAGCACGGCGCCATCGCCGAGCTGGTCGGCTTCCTGCAACACCCGGAAGTCAACGGCGACGTCTGGAAGATGATCGAGGCCGTCGAGGCGAACTTCGACAAGCGCGTCGGCCTGACAGAGCTCATGTACGGCGAGGGCGGCGCCACGCAGATCCGCAGCGCGGCGGAAGTCTCGCTCCGCAACCAGAACATGAACGTCCGCCCCGACGATATGGCCAAGCAGGTGGAAGCCTGGATGAGCCAGGTCGCCGCCAAGGAGGCGCTCTGCTCGCGCTACCACCTCCGGGGCGACGACGTGGCCGGCTTGCTCGGCCAGATGGGCGCCTTCGCCTGGGACCAGTTCGTCGCCACGACGGACGTGAACACGGCCTGCCGCCAGCTTGAGTACCGCATCGAGGCCGGCTCGACGCGCCGCCCCAACAAGGAGTGGGAGGCAAAGACGATGACCGATATGTTCCAGAACGTCGCCCCGATCGTGAACCAGTACGCCCTGACGACCGGCGACATCACGCCCTTGAACAACCTGCTGGCCGACTTCGCGAAGTCGCGTGCGCTCGACCCCGGCCGCTACCAGCTTCGGATGGCCCCGCCGCCGCCCGCCCCGGCGCCGCCCGGCCACGACGAGACGGGCGGACCGCCGCAGGGCCAGGAGGCCGCGCCGTGAGCTCGCTCTGGGGCATCGCCGAGCTCGTGCTGCTCGCGTATGCGTGCGTCCTCATCTACCGGCTCTTCCGGGATCGGGACAGGGACAACTGAGATGGACTTCCCGCTCATCAGCCCGGACCCCGCCGTCCAGGCGTTCTACGAACGGCTCCGCGTCCAGGGCCAGAGCCACAACATGGCCGAGGTCCTGGCCACGCGGAAGTTCCCCGGCTTCACCACCGACGACACGTTCTTGAGGGGCCGGAAGACCGGCGACCAGTTCGCCGACTGCCCGATCGTCGGCCAGTATTACCGCGAGGTGGCCGAGGCGCACGGCGTCAGCACCGCCGGCAAGGTGTACCTGCGCGGCCTGGCCGAGTACCCCGGCGACCCGAGCGCCTGGGTCGCCAGCAAGTCGGACGTCCTCAAGGTCTGCAAGGAGCGGGGCTGGCGCTGCGAGGGCGTCGTCGAGTACACGCCCCCGGAGGCGGAGCCGTCGCCCGACGTGCCGATCGCGCCCGATCTCGTCGATCGCGAGGTGGAGGAGATCCTCGAAGAGCGGCCCGGCGCCAATCCCGAGGCGATCCGGGATACGGTTACTCAGCTTCGTGCCGGCGACGTGGACGATCACCCGCTCCTGGTGACGGACCACAACTTCGAGGAGCCCGACGAGTAACCAGCCATGCCAGGCGATCTCGCCGACGCCGTGACGGGAGGGGGAGCCGTGCGGCCCTACGCGATGGGCCGCTCCGACGTCAAGAGCCCCGGCATCATGGCGCGGCGCGCCGCCCCGATGCCCGGCCCCGGCCCGACCGTCGCGCCCCCCTCAGACGGCGGCTACGGCCTGGCCGACGCTGCCGCCGGGCGGGTCCGGTTCCCGAGCCGGCAGATCCCGCCGTCGATGATGGAGCCGTCGGCCCCGACCTTCTACCGGCCCGACGGCAGCCAGGTCGGCGCGGGCTTCGAGCCGAAGGCCCGGTTCGCGGGCGGCGTCGGCAACCTCAACGAGGATCCGCCCCGCGTGCTGCCCGAGCCGAAGCCGCGCTACGGCACGCCCGGCGGCGGGCCCGACACGGGGCCGATCGAGACCTACCGGCCGCAAGGGCACGTCCCCCTGGAGGACCTGCCCGGCGCCAGCTCGCGGAACGCCCGGATGCAATGGAACGAGATCCGCGATGCGTTCCGGGGGCCCGGCGGCGTGGCGGAGAGCCTGCCGTCTCCCTTCCAGGCCCGGATGACCGAGATGGCCGAGGATGCCGGGCGGGCGGCAGGGCGCGCACTCCGGTCGCCGGCCGTGAAGCCCGGCGCCGCGTTCGCGGGGCTGGAGTTCGCCAACAACCCCCGCCCTACGCTCCAGGCCATCGCGAACCCGCGCCAGGCCCTCACCGGCACCGCCGGCTCGCTCTGGCAGAACCTCACCAGCCCGAGCACGACCTGGCGACCCGGCTTCGAGCAAGGGCTGGTCAACATGATGCAGGGCCGCGTCACCGGGCCGCAACTGGCCGACGCGGTGTGGCATGGCGGCGGCGACGTCACGGGCGTTCGGCCGGCGTTCAACTTCGGCCGCAACGCGGGCAACACGGTCTATCGCGCCGGGTTCGACTCGCAGGGGCTCGGCCGCGACTTCAACCGGGGCCTGGCCGAGATCCGGGCCATCCTCGATCCGGTCCCGGACATCGACAGCTTCCCCGGCCGCGACCTGATGCGGTCCCCCAATCAGATCATGTGGTGAGGTGATCCATGGCGTTCCTGACGTTCGCGGACGCGGTGGCCCGCCTGGTCGATTACCTCGGCGGCAACCCCTTCGACTCGGTGGTGCGCGACTGCAAGCAGGCGGCGATCGAGGCGCTGAGGACGTTCACCAACGCCCACAACTGGACGTACCTCTACGCGCACGGCCGGATCGTCACCAGCACACCCTACGCCGAGGGCACTGCCGACTACGCGGCGGCGGATCGCACCCTGACGCTCTCGGGCGGGATGTGGCCGGCGTGGGCCGGCGACGGCTCGGTCCGCATCGGCGACGTGACCTACCCCGTGGACGGGCGCGT